TGATTCCCGTCCCACTGCAAGCCGCCGGCGGCAGCGTTTCATCCTTTCCGCGCCGCCGGCGGTCTTGTGGTTAGAGGTGCCTATGTCCGATCTACTCGCCAGCGGTGCAGCGTGGCTCGCCGGTCAGTTGTCGGCGAGCGCGTCGCGGTCTGTCCGCTACTCTCGCGGGGCTGACTACGGCACAGTCAGTGCCACGATTGGCACAAGCCGCTTTGAGTCGCAGGGCACTTCCGGCGTGATAGAGCAGTGGGAGTCGCGTGACTTCGTCATCAAGGCGGGCACTCTTCCGTTTGGCGAGCCGCTGCGGCATGACAAGATCGTTGACACGATCAACGGCGTTGACATCACGTATGAGGTGACGAGCCCGCGTGGCGTCCCGGTGTTTCATTACGGCGACGCATTCCGGCAGACGGTGCGTGTTCACACGATTGCCACTGCCGAGGCGGCACAGGTCGCTCCGACGCTCAGGCGTCGCTTCTGGGGTTCGTTTGCTGCGACGACCATCACTGACGCTCAGATCGTCGCCAGCCTCGCTAATGACCTGGGAGGCTCTCGGGCACAGTCGAGGACGATCACCGCACACACTGCGTATATCTACGTCGTCTTGCCGACGAGTTTCGGCGTACCGACGTTTGCCGTCAGCGGCTTGACGTCGTCTGCCTGGGAGACGACGACACGGACGATCACGTTTGCTGGGCAGGCTGCGGCAAGCTACGGCATTCACCGCACAACGTATCCGATCACTGGCACCGTCAATCTCGTGGTGACATGACGTATGTCAAGCATCAAGGGCACCAACGTACTCGCGCCGGTCGTGCCATTCGACACGACAGATACGCACGCATCGCACGAGGCTCTGTACGGCAAGGGCGGCTACCGCAGCGTGGCAGACGTAGCCGAGAGAGACGCAATCCCGGCTCTGAGGCGAGAGGCGGGCATGCTGGTCTGGGTGATCGACACACAGAAGGCGTGGCGGCTCAACGCAAACCTGACCACATGGACTGAAGTCACCGCAATTAACGAACCACAACTCTTAGACGGGGGCAACTACTGACATGGCGAACACCATTCGCATCAAGCGGTCCACAGGATCGGCGGCACCGACGACGCTGCAAAACGCAGAGCTTTCCTATAGCGAAGGCGTGGCCGGCGGCGGCACGCTGTTCATTGGCGTTGGCACGGGCGGTGCTGGTGGGTCTGCCACCAGCGTCATCGCAATCGGTGGGCCGTCAGTGTATGCGTCCAAAAGCTACGTGGACTCTGCGATTAGCAATGCCAACCTGTCGAACTACCTGACCACGTCTGCCGCTGCATCGACCTACCTTTCACAAGCAACGGCGGCCAGCACATATGCAACCCAGAGCAGCGTAAGCACGGCGATCTCCAACGTGATCAATGCCGCCCCGGCGGCTCTCGACACGCTCAAGGAGCTGGCCGACGCTCTCGGGTCGGATGCTGCGTTTTCTACGACAGTGACAACGTCCATTTCCGGCAAGCTCGCAAAGGCGAGCAATCTGTCGGACGTGGCCGATGTGTCTGCGGCTCGTACGAACCTTGGGCTTGGCAGCATGGCAACGCAGTCGGCAGGCAATGTGGCGATCACTGGCGGCTCAATTGACAACGTGACGCTTGACGGCGGCACGTACTGACCGAGCCGGTCTGAAAACAAGAACATCCGGCAACAATGCCGCAACGAAGGACGTGACGCATGCCGACGTTTTCTCAGCTTCCTGGCGACCTAACGGTTGAGTTCGTGGTCGCTGACGAAGTCAACTTCACGCTTGACCTAGACGTTGACGTGACGGGCTACACGTTTACGGCAGGCGTCTACGTCGTCTCCACTAACGGCTTCTTCGGTGGTGGTGGCGGAACGATCAACGCTGTCGGTGCCACGGCGATCACGCCGACGATCACGGTCGTGAACGCTGCGGCTGGCACTCTGTCGTGGGGCGTGAGTGAAGCCCAGACGGTGACGCTGTCGCCTGCGATCAAGTACCGGCATTTTGTGCGGTGGGTGACTCCTGCCGGCGTGACTCGCACGGTTGTCTCTGGCGACCTCATCGCAAAGGCACCATGAGCAACATCACCGTCAACGTCACGAACGCCGGGGCGGCTAACGTCGCCGTCTCCAACGGCTCGACGGTCAATGCGACTGTCGGTAATGGCGGTGCGGTCAATGTGTCGCTCGGCACGATCTCGCCGGGCAACGCCACGGTCGTGTCTGGGACCGTCCAGGTTGGCAAGGTCACGACGCTGGCGGCTGGAAGCAACGCCACAGTGACGAACACCAACGGCACAAGCTACGCAGCCGTGCTTGATTTCGGCATACCGGCTGGCCCGTCTACGTCCGTGAGCGTCGGCAGCACGACCACGCTGGCGGCTGGCAGCAACGCCAGCGTCACCGGCACAACGAGCGACGGCAACCTGACGCTGTCGTTTGCGATCCCTCGCGGCACCAACGGGACTACGCCGAGCTTCACCATCGGCAACGTCTCGACGGTGGCTGCTGGTGGCTCTGCTACCGTGACGGCAACGCCAAGCAACGGCGGGGCGAACGTCACGCTCGACTTTGGCATCCCGCGAGGCGCGGACGGCGCGGGCGGCGGCTCTAGCGTCTCGCTCTCCGACGCCACGCCATCGGCTCTTGGCACAGCGTCGGCGGGCACCAGTTCGCTCGCCAGCAGGAGCGATCACGTTCACGCCGTGCCCGTCATCAGCTATGCGAACCTGACCAACGTGCCAAGCACGTTTGCTCCGTCGGCCCATCAACACGCGGTTGGCGACGTGACAGGCTTGCAGACCGCGCTCGACTCCAAGAGCGCGACCAGCCACGCACACAACTACGTTACAGCGCTCAACAGCCTCACGGGTGGCGTCACGCTGGCGGCTGGCAGCGGCGTGACACTGTCCACCAGCGGCTCGACGCTCACTATTGCCGCGACGGCTACGGACGATGCGGACGGCGGTTTCTACGAGGGCTACGTCCCGGCGAACACGATCACGATCGGCACGCAGCCGACCGCGCAGACTGCGAGCGGTGGCGCTGCGACGTTCTCGGTTTCTGCGACCTCGTCTCCCGGCGGCACGATTTCATATCAGTGGCAAAAACAGGACGGCGGCTACGGCAGCTATGTGGATGTCGATGGAGCCACGTCGGCCTCGCTCTCGCTGACGGGTTTGCTCAACACGGTGGACGATGCCGACCTCTACCGGGTGGTCGTGAGTGCGACGAACGCTGCCAGCGTGACAAGCACCTCGGCGCTGCTGACAGTGCCAGCGAACGTCATCACGATCACCTCGCAGCCGTCGAATCAGACCGCCGCCAGTGGGGCGGCGACGTTCACGGCATCGGCATCGGTTGCTCCCAGCGGCACCGCGAGCTACCAGTGGCAGCGTTCGGCGGACGGTTCAGCGTGGGCAAACGTCAGCGGAGCCACGTCCGCCTCGCTGGCCTTGTCGGGCCTCACGGTCGAGGCGGATGGTGGGGCTCAGTTCCGCGTGGTGGTGTCTGCGACCAACGCAGCCAGCGTGACGAGCAGCGCGGCTACGCTCACGGTCGAAGCGAATAACACGATCACGATCACAAGCCAGCCGTCGAGCCAGACGGCATCGGGCGGGGCTGCCACGTTCTCGGTGGCGGCAAGCTCGGCACCGGCGGGCACGCCAGCGTATCAGTGGCAGAAGGCCGAATTTGTGCCTGCTCGCTCTGCGGCGTGGGTGCAGCGGACATTGCCGTCGTCGCAGGCGTGGAGTGCTGTCGCTTACGGCGGTGGTGTGTTTGCGGCTGTCGCGATCAACAGCAACGTCGCAGCCAGTAGCACGGACGGGCTGACGTGGACACAGCGCACGCTGCCGAATAGCACGACGTGGGGCGACATCGCCTACGGTGGCGGGCAGTTTCTGGCAGTCAGCAACACTGGCTCGACGGCATCCAGCGGCGACGGTGCTACATGGACGGGAGGCGGCTCCCTGCCTAGCACGGGAAATCCTGGCGCGTGGGCCGTCGCGTTCGGCAATTCGCTATTCGTCGCAGTGCGGGCTGACGGCACGATTGCGACCTCTGACACTGGATTCGCGTGGACGCAGCGGCGGGGGGCAGTGACCGGCACATACGGCCACAAAATTGCGTTTGGAGGCGCACAGTTCGTCGTTGTGAACGACTCGCCCGGCGGCGGATACGGTTACGTCACAAGCACTGACGGCGTGACGTGGCCGGCGGGCGGGTATTTGCCCGCTGAAAACACTCGCGCCGGGATTGTGTACGGTGGAGGTCTGTGGGTGGTCGTGGATCGCGGAAATGGCGCAGGCAGCAGCGCCTACTACACAAGCACCAACGGCACTACGTGGACCAAGCGCACGTTGCCCGTGACCGCCGACTGGCGAGCAGTCACCTACGGCGACGGCGCGTTCGTTGCGGTTTCCAGCGGCTCGCCGTCCACGACGCTCACCAGCACGGACGGGCTGTCGTGGACTCAGCGCACGCTGCCGAGCACAGCGGGATGGAGGGCGGTTGGATTTGGCGGCGGCACGTTCGTCGCGCTGTCCAATTCCAGCAAAGCCGCCAGCGCAGCGCCCGGCATCGGCACGTTCTCCAACATCAGCGGAGCCGCGTCATCGTCGCTCGCCTTGACGACCCTCGGCGCGGCCGACAACGGCGACCAATACAGAGCCGTCGTCAGCGCCGCCAACGCCGCCAGCGTCACCAGCCAATCCGCCACGCTCACCATCACGGGGTAAGCCATGCCCAATCGCATCAAGCCACGCAGATCGTACACCGCCAACTCCGTGCCGCTCACGAGCGACCTTGACACGCACGAGCTGGCGATCAACTGGGTGGACGGCAAAGCGTTCACAAAGGATGCCAGCGGCAACATCGTCAGCGTGACGCTCGGCGGGAGTGGTGGTGGCGGCGGCTCTGGTGGCTCGCTCTCTGGCAGCGTGACGATACCGGCGAGCGATCCGTACTGGGACAGCGTGCTGCTGCTGCTTCGCGGCGACGGCAACTTCACAGACGCGTCAAAGTACGGTCGCACGCTTACAGCCCACGGCAATGCGGCTGCGACGGCGGCTGGTAAATACGGCACCAACTCTATCGCGCTGGATGGAACGGGCGACTACCTGTCGCTTTCAAGCAGCGATTTTGCTTGGGGAACATCCGACTACACACTAGAGGCGTGGGTGTGGCTCAATAATCTTGGATCGTATGGCAGTTGGTTTTCAACACTCTTCAGCGACGGCAATATGTCCGGCGGGGTGAGTGCAGGAATTACCAATACAGGCATGCCCTACTTGGAACACCTCAATGGATTTAGTGTCGTTGGCTCAACTGCTTTTCCTACGGCGCAGTGGGTCCATGTGGCCGCGACTCGCAGTGGCAATACTGTGAAATATTACGTCAACGGATCTTCCGTTGGCAGTGTTTCGTTTTCCGGTTCGCACACAAATAGCTCCGTTGTCGTTGGGCGGTTCTACACTGACTTGGACAACAACTACTGGAACGGCCGCATCGCAGAACTCCGCGTAACGAAAGCGGCCCGCTTTACCGCGAACTTCACGCCGCCGACTGCCGCTCTGCCGACGACGATCTTTCAGGCATCGCCCCAGACCCTCCCCGTCACTATCACCGGCTCGGGCGGCGGCGGCTCTGGCCTCTCATGGTCAAGCGTGCCAGCCTCCGCGACGGCGACGGGGACGGCTGGGCAGATCAGCTACGACTCGTCTGGCTATTTCTACGTTTGCACGGCGGCGAATACGTGGCTGCGGGCGGCGTTGAGTACGTGGGACTCTGACGCCACTGCGTTCCTGACAGCGGCGGGCATCACGGACGCAACACAGTCATCGGCTATAGGGACGCTCGTCGGATCGCTGAAGAGCGCGGGCGTCTGGTCAAAAATGCGCGCGATTTACCCGTTCATCGGCGGCACGGCATCGACTCACAAATGGAACCTCAAAGACCCGCGAGACTTGGACGCCGCCTATCGGCTGGCGTTTTCAGGCAACTGGACGCACTCCGCAACGGGGGTCACTCCAGATGGCAGCACAGCGTACGCCAATACGTTCGCCGTGCCATCCACGTTTTTTAGCGACTACACAGGCGCATACGGCCTGTATCTGCGCACCAACCCAGCATCTTCGACTGGGTATCGAGTGGACATGGGCGCACAGTTTTTCTCGGACCCAACAAGCAACCGATTTCTCCAGCATATCGGATCAACCGACGGCAATTCGTACTACGACTGGCGGAATCGCGTAACAGTTGCCACGTCGACCGTCGGTAGTGTCATTGGGTTCCATGTCGTCTCGCGGACAAGCACTTCGCTGATGACGGTCTACCGGAACGGCAATTCGGTTGCGTCCGGGACATCGTCGGACATCACCACCGACCTGCCAAATCGCGCGCTCTACATCGGCGCACAGAACCACTCCGACGGACCGAGCTTGCACTCAAACCGCGAGCAGTCATTTGTGTTTCTGTCGGAATCTCTGTCTGGCTCGGAAGTGACTGCCGTCAATGCCGCCGTGCAGGCGTTCCAGACGGCACTTGGCAGGAACGTCTGATGCGTGACGCCATCTACCTCGCCGCTCTCGTCACCGCCGCGCTCGCCGCTGGCGTGATCGCGGCACGGGCTGGGCAGGCCGCGATTCGGTGGGCGATTGGTCGGGCGATTGTCAACGCTTTTGGGTGATACATGAGCAGCACACTTCGAGCACTCGCCGACAGCCTCGCCACTGGCTTGCAGTCCGTGACGTGGGGCATCACGTCCACGGTCGTGGAGCGTAAGAACTGGGCGAACGTGGACGTCGATGCAATGGCATCGCCTCGCGTGTTCGTCGTTCCCGGCAATGCTGACGTCACTCGCATCAGCCGGCAGGTGATGCAGGTGGACTACACGGTGTCTGTGTTCGTCGGGCGGCATGTGAGCACTGATGCAGAGGTTGATGGCATGCTCGACCTAGCAGACAGCGTCATGCTCCAGGTGCGTGCTCATTCGTTTGGCGCTGGCGTCACGTGGCCGGCTGGCGTCACGAGCCCGCAGACGGTCAGCATTGACCTGAATCCCGACGACGCACTGACTGAGCGGAACGTCTGGCGGGCTGTGATCACGGCGACGTACCGGGTGTTTGAAAGCAACACGCTGCCGACGCCTGCACCGTAGGAGGTGGCTATGCCGTCAATGCTTTCTGGCATGAGCCGTGCATTTATCCGTCCCGGCATGGTCGGCGGCAATCGCCGTGAGATGTCAGGCGATACGCTCGGGCGGCTGAGGCTGCGGGCGAGCATTCGCGGGAGCTTCTTCGACAAGCCGAAAGTCAGCCGGATGATCGGCAAAATGAACGCTCGCGTTCTGTCGATGCTCGGCAAGGACATCAAGCAGGAAGCCAAGGCTGGCATCGGGCGTGGCAAGGGCAAGGTCAGCGCAGCCTCACGCAAGAGGCTCGGGCGTGGCAAACCGACTGAGTTCGTGGGCGGGCTGTACCTAGACATCACCGGCTACTCTGCCGGCGAGCCTCGGCCGGCGGGCCAACCGATTAAGTCGTGGGCGCCAAGGAAGTTTATCTACAACGACATTGTAAACTTCTTTGATCCTGCCCGAATGACAGCCGTGATCGGAACGTACAAGACGCGACCCTGGCTGGCGCAGCTGCACCAGTTCGGCGGCACGGTCAAGCAAACCGCTTGGAGGATCGGCGTCGGGGCTGCGCGCAATGCGTACCTGCGCCAGCGTGGAAACGGCAGGCAGGGTCGAGACGAGCGGGGGAGATTCACAAGTGCGTTGCCGCAACGCAACCAGCACGAGTACGGCGCACTCATCTGGCAGATCGACAAGGCCGGGCGATTTAAGCACAGCCGCAACTGGGAACGCACCACAATCACTCGGATGGCACGCTATCCGGCTCGCCCGTACATGGCAGGGTCTAGGCGTGTGGATCTCGCCATCCAAAAAGCCAACAAGAAGTGGAAAGACCAGCTGGCGAAGAACTAGCCACGGCATACCCGGTCTAGATTCCGCCCTGCTGCCCATACCGTGAGCGAACCAGCCGCACCGCTGGCACTCGCACACGAGGACACCACATGGCCGTAGGCACAGTTGAAGTCACGCTCGGTAAAGACGTGGCTATTTCGGGCGTTGCCAATGCCCGTTCTTGCACAGTCACAAACTCAGCCAGCGACGTGGACGTCACGAAGTTCGGCGACACGTCCCGCAAGTTCCGCAAGGCTCTTATCGAGCAGACGATTGAGCTTGAGTGCGTTGACGAACCGAGCGTCACCATCGGCGGCACGTTCACCATCAGCGGAACGAAGACCGGCGACGCCACCTACATCTGCACAAACATTGCCAAGTCTCAGCCACTCGACGGAATCATCACCTTCACCGTCAGCGGCTCACGCACGGCATAGGACTAATTCACCACACACGCACAGGAACAATCACGCATGGCTATCACGCTTGGCAAGGACGGTACTGGCATTCCGACACCCACAGGGGGGAATGCGATTGAAGGCGTTATCTCGGCGACGTACACCGAGGAGTGCGAGACGATTGACATCAGCAATCGCAGCAACGTCGGCGGCACTAGCGGCACTCCTGGCCGCAAGGCTTCCAAGGCTGGCTTCACCACGAAGACGTGGGAAATCGAGTGCCACGATCCTGACGGGCTGCTCGCGTCTCTCAACGCTGCCGGCACTTCCGGCTCGTATTCGGTGATGAGCGTGTCGGAGGCGGTGTCAATTGATGGGGCCGTGGTCTATTCCGTGACGCTAAAGGAATTCTAATGGCGATCACGCTGGGGAAGGACTGCACCATCACGCTGGATGGAGGCCGCATCTTCAGCGCTCGCAACGTGACGCTGACAGAGTCTGCTCGCACCATTGACGTCAACCCGTACGGCAGCAGGTACGCAGCGACCTACAGCACGGGGTACGAATGCACCGTGAGCGTTGAACTGAACGACGACGCCGACCTCGGCACGGCGTTTCAGAAGATGCACACGGGCGGGACGTTTCAAGTAGCTGGCGGTGCCGCTGGGTTTGGGTTTCTCGCCGTAATGACAGGCATAAGTGAGACAGACCCGATTGATGGCGTGGCGACGTTTCAGCTAGAGGGGCGTATGACCGATCCGAGACTTGTGCGATAGCAGGGGGTGCAGCGTGCGTGAGTTCAAAGACGACGAGGGCAGGCCGTGGCGTCTGGCGTTGACCGTAGGGTCAGCGCTTCGCGTACGGGACAACGTCACCATTGACGTCGTTGACGAGGCGACCGGCGAGCGTAGGCCGCAGCCTTTCGACATGGTCGATGCTGCTGGCGTCACGCAGACGTTTCAGGTGCTGCGGAGCCAGTACGCAAAGATCGGCGAAGTGCTTTACGCCATGCTGACCAAGCAGATTGAAGCCAAGGGGCTGAGTCGTGAGGACTTCTTTGAGGGTCTTCGCGGCGACGCTCTTGATGCGGCGACGAAAGCGTTGGAGGCCGAGCTTGTCGATTTTTTCCCGCCGCGCCTCCGGTCGATGATCGGGCTTCTCGCAACAAAGATGGACGAAGTGCAAAGCGAGATGCTCGACAGAGCGGAGGCGGGGCTGAAGGCGGCGACGGTGGAGAAGCTCGCAGGTCAATCTGGGACGCCATCTGGGAAGCCGCTGGAATCCTCGGAATCCATCCCGGCAAGTGGACCGTCAGGCAACTCTTCGCCGCTCGTGACAGCCGCCTAGAGCATCAATGGTGGCACACCGCCAACCTGTTGGCGCAAAACGCGAATATAAACCGAGACAAGCACAGCCCGAGAGTAGACCCGCGAAAACTCAACCCATACGCCAAGCAGCCCAAGCCACGGCAGGCCACGCCGGAAGACCTGGCTAGGCTGTTCGGCAAGGACTGGCAGAAACACGTATGAGCGCTGGAGCAGTTAGAGCGGGCGGCGTGTTTGTTGAGATCGGCGCCGATCCTCGCAAATTCTTCTCGGCGCTGAACAAGGTCAACAAGTCGCTCGCCAGCATGGGCGGGTCACTTGTCTCTGGTGGCGGCAAGCTTGCTGCTGCTGGCATCGGCATGGCGGCACCGATTGCCGCTGCCGTGCGTCAGGGTGCAGCGTTTGAGTCCACGCTGCTCAACATACGGGCGAGCACTGGTGCGACGTCGGCGCAGATCGACCAGATCAAGGCATCGTCTATGGCGATGTCGCAGGCTCTCGGCGTCGGGCCTACCGAGGCGGCTCAGGGCATGCTTGAACTGCTGAAGGCTGGCATGTCTCTTGATGCCGTGCTTGGCGGTGCCGGCAAGACGGCGCTAGAGTTTGCCAAGGTCGGCGAAATGGACGTTGCCCAGGCGGCTGTGGTGATGTCGGACGCCATGAACGTGTTCAAGGTGTCATCGGACGTCGCCGCCAATGCGTTGTCTTCGGCGGCGGATGCGTCGAGCACCTCAATCGCTCAGATGTCGGAAGCGTTCTCAATGTCGTCTGCCGTCGCCGGCCTAGCGGGGCAGAGCATTGAGGACTTGTCTGCCACGCTGGCGATCCTCGCCAATAACGGCGTGAAGGGCAGTGACGCAGGCACCAGCGTCAAGACGATGCTGATGCGGCTGATGGCACCGGCTGACGATGCCGTGGGTGCTCTTGACCAACTCGGGCTTTCTGTCGCCTCGTTCCGTGGTGCTGACGGGCAGATGAAGCCGATGGTGGAGATCATCGGCACGCTCACGCAGGCAATGGGCGGGCTTGACCAGACGGCGAAGGATGACATCTTCCGCCGCATCTTCGGTGCTGATGCCATTCGTGCCGCGTCGATCCTCGCGTCTGAAGGCGTGGATGGATTTAACGGCATGCGAGACGCGATGGCATCCGCTCTGCCAGTGGGCGAGAAGTACAAGCTGGTGATGTCGGGCCTGGTTGGCTCGTTCGGCATCGTGCTGGCGGCAATGCAGCGCATGGCGATTGCCATTACGGATGCCGTGGCACCGGCTCTCGCGGGTGCGTTGCCGTTCATCACTGGCTTCATTGACGGGCTGACGAAGCTGGCGACTGACAACAAGGAAGCCGTTGCGGCGTTTGCACAGTTCGCTGTGGCTGCGGTCGCGGTCGGCGGTGCGATGGTCGGGCTTGGCATTTCGCTACAGGTGACTTCGTTCGGGTTCGCTGGGATCGGCAAGGCGGCAGCGTTCGCCTTGTCGCCTCTGACGATGCTCATGGGTACTGTCACTGGCGTGGGCAAGAGCTTCGCGCTGGCGATGCCTGCGACGATCAAGCTGGCAAGCACAATCGGCTCGTCAATGCTGGCGGCGTCTGCGTCTGTTGCATCGTTTGCCGCCACGGCTGGCAGTGCGATGGCTGGCTTTGCAGCGTCATCCGCTACGGCGTTGGCAGGCTTCGCCGCATCCAGTGCCGCAGGCTTTGCGCGGATGAGCGGTGCCGCCTCGGCTGCTGCTGCGGCAATGTTCCCGGTGTTCTTCACGGGATTCAATCGCGGAATCGCTGCTGGCGCTGGATTCTTTTCTGCAACGATTCGAGGACTCAACGGCGTCGTGATGGCGTCGAGTGCTCTGCGTGGTGCAATGTTTGCCGTGTCTGGTTCCGGCATGGCTCGCTTCGTCGGCGACATCGTCGGCGGGCTGACGCTCACCTACAAGTCTTTCGTGTGGTGGGCAACGGGTGCGTCAGCGCGGATGGCACAGTACGCCGCCAACCTCACGGGTGCTGTCGGCAAGACGATTGCGTCAACCGCTGCGATGTCGGCAGCGTGGCTTGGCTCGGCTGCTCGTGGCGTGGCGGCATTCGTCGGCTCTGCGGTGGCGGGCATCGGCACATATTTGGCTGCGACTGCGATGGCTGTCGCTGGCTCTGTGGCGTCTGCCGCTGCGGTAGCAGCTGCGTGGCTCGCGCCTCTGGCACCGCTTCTGCTCTTGTCTGCTGCTGCCGTTGGCGTCGGCGTCGCCGTCAAGCAGTTCGGGCCGCAGATCGCCGGCGCGTTCTCTGGGCTGGCTGGCTACGTGACCGAGGCTGGCGGTGCCATCGCTGGCGGATTCTCAACTGCCGTCTCTGACGGCATCGTCGTCCTGGGCGACCTCGCCACGACTGCCACGACAACTTTCAACGGCGTCTACGAAGCCGTCGCTGCTGGCGACTTGTCCGGTGCGATGGACATCCTCTGGGCTGGTCTCGTCGCTGGCTGGTTGCGTGGCACTGAAGCGTTGATGTCGTACGTTGATCCGTGGGTGGCTGCGTTCCAAGACGTATTCACCGACATCGGCTCGGGCATCTACATCGCGTGGGATTCCATCTACACGAACTCTAAGTCCATCTTGAACACGATGGGCGCGTACATCCTTGGGTTTTTCGACAACATCACCAACGGCGTGATGAACACTTTCGACACGCTTGTGCAGAACATTCAGATTGCATGGGCACGGGCGCAGGGTTTTGTTACGGGTGCGAAGGACACAGAACAACGCATTCAGGCAATCAAGGACAAGACGGCGTTGGACAAGGAAAAGCGGGAGCAGGAAAATCCCGGCATTGAGGGGCGGACGGCAAAGGCGGAACAGGAAAACAAAGACGCAGAACAGGATCGCAAGGACCGAGAGCAAGCAATCCGAGACGACGCACAAGCCACGAAGGACGCACGGCAGGCAGCGAACCAGCAACGAGCAGACGACCGTCGTGCGGCGACCCAGGCGGCAGAGGGCAGGCTGGCCGACGCCACGACCGGCGCAAGCGAAAAGCGGAAGGACGCCGCCTCCGCTGCTGAACTCCTGAACTCTCTCGCCTCTGCGTCGTCACTGGACGAGATCACGAACATCGGTGCGAGCATGGATGCACTGATCGAGCGTGGAAACGTCAGCGGCGAGATGGAGTCAAAACTGCTCGACGCCTACTACGCTGCCTTCTCTCGGGTCAACGTGGCATCTGCTGCATCGTCCTCGTCCGAGAAGGCTGCGACGGCTGGTGCCGGTGCTGCCGGTGCTGACGCTGCGACGAGCAAGAGCGAAGTGGCCGGCACGTTCTCGTCGGTCAACCTCGGCGGCATGGGCTTTGGCTCGTCGCTGGCAGAGCGCACGGCAAAGGCAGCAGAGGACACGGCGAAGGGTGTCAAGGAACTTGTCGGCCAGGGTGGCGGAAAGGTGGCAGCGTAATGGCACTCGTGTGGGTAGAAGACGG